CAGGCAAAGCCACAGTGCGACATGGGGTGAGCCCCACTCGAACTAACCCCCGGTGGGACAGGGGGAAAAGACCTGCCTGAAGGCAGACAGGCATCTACACTGTCAGAGGGATTCTGTTCCTGATGAGTCTGGGGTGTGGAATTTGATCTCGATCTGATACGTTCCCCTTCCCTCAGCCAAGAACGCGGCATCTGAAAAAGAAAAACCAGGACGGGGGGAACAAAAAGCCTGGGCTGGCAAATGATAATCCAAAGCAAAAATGCGCAAGTGTCAAAATACCGGCGTGGTGGCGAACCCGTGTTTGTTTTTTGGTGGATGCTGGCTGTGCGGCAAAACCAAAAGCGCCGCAGGCCATCACCACCAAAACAACACGCCACCACCCGTATTTTGAGAGCACACTTGCCGCATTTTTTCTGCTTTGGGAATTAGCCAGAAATCCAGGCATTTTTGTAGTGCAAGGCAAAGGCAAAGGCAAAAAAAACCTTGCATAATTGTAAACTCTTTTGTATTGCATTGTATTGCATTGTGTGCTACACTGTAGCTATGAAAACATCAATCCAGCAAGCAGCAGCACGATCCCTAATACACAGGGCAATCACAGCGCCAACCCAAACAAAGGCGCAAATCTTGGCGCAGGCAGCAGCCGCCCTTGATCCATCCGTCAACCCAAACAAAGTTCAAGAAATCTGGCTAGCAAAGTTCAGCCAAACAAAAAAGGCAGGTTCATAATGTCAGCATCATTCGAGCATTTCATCTGCGTTCTAGTAATGCGGTTTCTTTCTGTGCTCCCCCTTCCATGGGCGGTGTCCCATGTCTAGCGTTTACTTCGGCGGTTCCCGATCGCTCCCATCATCCCCCATCGTGGGCCAGGTTGTAAAGGCAATTCTTAGTTCCGGCCAGTCCGTTACTGTTGGTTGTGCCACAGGCGCAGATCAGCAGGTAATACAGTCTGTTGGTGTCTCATCGTTTTCGCAGCTTCGCGTGTTTGCAGCCTTCGCTCAGTCCGGGGCCGGTTCCTGGTCGGGTTCAGCCGTCCGCCAGGTTCAGCAGTTCGCAAAAATGGGCGGGTCCGTGTCATGGCTGGCCGGTGGTGGTTTGCAGGTTCCCATGGTCGCCCGTCTCATGTCCCGTTCCGTGGCAGGTCTCACAGGCGCATCCGCAGCCGTCTTTTTTAGTCCTGGGGTTGGCTCGCTCAAAGTCGCTGGTGTTGCAGTAGAGCGCGGCATTCCGGTTTTTGCTTTTTCCAATCCCATGCCAGGCAGCCCGCGCGGTTGTGCCGGTTCCTGGGTCAAATCTCAGTTCATGGGTTTTCAATGCTGGCAGTGGTTGTCCGCGCAATTATCTTTTATTTAGTCACCTGCCTGCGCAGGCAGGTCTTCCGCGAGGCGTTCTCGCGGTTCAATCAATCAATAGGAGAAACCAGCAAATGAGTCCAATCAATACCCCCCCCGAAGGCAAAGGCGCCATCAACTTACGCGGCAGATGTTTCGTGCAGGGCGCATACCGTGATTGTTTGGTGATCGAAGCAAGCAGCCTTTCAAAATCCGCCAAAGTTCAAGTACGCGGCAGTCTGTTTGTTACCGAAGTCACGTTTCAGAACATTGCCAATATTTCGCTAGTCTATGACGACGGAACCATCCTTCAATCGTTCGGAGCGCCGCGCGCAACGAACACAAACTCACTCGCGTTCATTCAATTCAGCCACCTGTCTGCGTGCGACGCACAGGCAGAGGCGATCCAAGAGCAAACATGAAAACCTACTACGAACAACGCTATTGCGACGAATGCGTCCGTGTCCACTGGCTGGAAGTCACCCGCAGGCAAAAGCAAATCTGCCACGGAGAGACCTACTTCCCACACGGAGACCCAACCCACTACACCCGCCGACTCGGACATGGTATAGAAGTGATCGAGAAAGTTTATAACCTGCCGATTGACTGGCAGATGGTGCTTGAAGCGAAAGAGCCAGAGCGCGACCTGTCTGCGTGCAGCGCACAGGCAGAGACAGTAGACCAGTCTCAAGACTGGTAAAGGAAAACACAATGTTTTACTTCACGACATACCAAACATACCTAAAGCAGGAATTCTGGTTCACGGTCACAGAACGTTTTTTTGGAAAAGTGCGATATACCAGTTCGACTTACCCGACCGTCGAAGAAACTGAAACCGCAGCGCGGGAATTCGTCGCATACTACGAAGCAATCGCACGACGCGACGAAGAAGATTATCTGAACTCACTCAAAGGAGAATCCAGCAAATGAACAGTTACGTTTACATCAAAGAGCCAGGACTTTACACCGTGGGGTTTTACGACCCATCCGGTAAGTTTCAGCCAGAGAGCTATCACGCCAGCCAGGAAGCAGCAGCCGAGCGCGTGCACTGGCTCAACGGCGGCAGCGACAGCGACGAAGGCGAAAGCCCCGCCGAGACCATCCGCAAGAACGCCGATGCCAAACGATGGAGCAAATAGCATGAACGCCCAACCCATCCAACCCAACACCCTATTAGATGACCTCCATCCGAAACGCTTCCTCCAGGTTTCGGACCTGCTCGAACGCTGGAACGTGCAGCAGCTTATAGTCACGATTTCACGCATGATGAGCGAAGAAACCGTACCCAACCCAAAGGACTTGGATCCAAAAACCGCGGACAAGCAGCACCCCAACGGAAAGCCGCGCGTAGTAATGCAGCCAGTGCTTTACTTCAAGACCAAGGCCGGCGCAGAATTCCCGCGCGGTTATCTGGTCTCCGCACAAGTGGACGTGGAGTCGCTCAAGTCATCGACCGGGGCCAGGACAACCGGCGAAGTGATCGGCAAGAAGATTATCATTTTCGTAGGCGAGCACAGGAAGCAAGCCGTATTGAGGATCTCGCCGGTAAAGCCAGAGCCGGAGAAGTAGCCGTGCCAACGCACGAAGCAGCGGCCGGCGAAAAACCGCCGCCGCTGATTTCATAGTTGGGCGGACTCGCCCAGGAGATGAAAATGTTTGAAAGTATCAAAGATTGGTTTTGGAATCGTAGCATTGCATATGATCTTCGCAAAGCTGGCATAAAAGCCGAAATCCGCAAAGGTTCAAGTTTTGCTGATGCGATAAAGCAGTTGGCAGAGGAAGAAGCCGCCCAACAAGGCGTGCAGGCGGACAATTGCCCGCGGTGCGGCGGTCGTGGTGAAGTGCGTAATGAAGGTTTTGTGTGGGTTGCTTGCCCCGTCTGCGATGGTGCGGGCATTGCCGCTAAAGCCTAAGCCGTTTGCACCCAACCCGCCGATGACCTCGGCGGGTTTTTCTTTCAAAAAAATTTTTCGAGCCTGGCGGCTCGCACTTCGTGGCGGGACGGATAAAGACTCCGGTTTACTGTTGGCTTCGCGTTTGGGTTTGGGAATACACCCGTTTCGACAGGAGAGCCAGGGCATAAGCCGCCACGCGAGGCGTGGCATGCCCTTCCCGGAATGAAGCCGACGAGTTTCCCACCAGCCATTGACAGCACTTGGAGTATTTGGTATATTTGGCTTATGACCAAGACGACACTATCAACCAAAGAAGCGGCGGAGATACTGGAAGTCAGCGACCAAACCATTATCAACTGGTGGAAAGAAGGATTTATTGAAGGATACAAACTCAATCCGTCAAAGAGCAATTCGGCAATACGTGTCTCTAGGAAACGCATTGACCAAATACTTAGAGAACGAACGAACCCGAGAAGTCAGCCAACAGGAAAATAACGAAACTGCAATGTTTCTTTTCCTGTTTGTCGTCGTCTGGTTAGTTGCACTAGAATTCGGCCATAAGTAAAAAGACCGCCCCCCGCTCTAACGGAGGGCGATCAAGAGCCATCTTCGCAAAGGTAAGACCATTTACACCTGTACCTTTACAACCGAATAGCTCAGAGCGGGTGATGGGACTCGAACCCACGATATCTTGCTTGGGAAGCAAGCGTTCTACAGTGGGAATAGTACATTATAAATCCTTTACGAGCTTCGAAACAGGCAAATACTGACGCATGGAATCCAGCTTCAGGGTGCGAGTGTAGCGATGGATCATCTCTGAATTATTCCACCGGCCCCCCTCCATCAACACACGTTCAGGAGCACCATTCTCCGTGGCAAGCACGGCGAAAGTACGACGAAAATCATGCGGCGAAAGTTTTATGCCAATTCGCCGACCCCATTCCCTGACAATCGACTGCAACCCTTCGGGAGTCAGCCCACCCCCCGTAAAAACATTCGTGAATAAAAACCCCTGCCCATCCGCAACCTCGCGGTAATGCAGCCAGCGCGCGATATTCTCGGCGGTCTCGGGGGAAAAAACAGCCGCCGACCACTGACCACCCTTGACGATCACTTGTAAAACACGTTGATTCAGATCAGTATCCGCTTGCTGAAGCCGGCAGATCTCCGAACAGCGCAGGCCCGTATCCAACGCCACAGACGCAATCGCCAGATCACGAGTCCCCTTCGACGTATACGGATCAAATGAAGCCAGCAACCGCAAGGCCACATCCGCACTCAAAGCGCGCTGTGGCTTGCCAGCAACACGCTTCAACTTCGCCGACAATGCAGGATGACTGCCATACTTCCATGAAAGATATTTCTGACAGGCAGCCAGGGCAACGCAGCGCCGGCTACTCCCCCACTCAGGCTTAGAGACAAACTCAATCAATCCAGCAGCCGAGAGATCTGCAGGGTCACACGATTTGCTAAGCAAATCGGACAGGAAGCGGAAAAGCACACTTGCATAAGTGCGCTTGGTTGTGTCTGCAAGCGGAAACGACGCAAGGAACTCTCGAACCCGAATCATATAGCACCTCCACGATCAGAAACTAGACGAAAGCGACAAGCGTTTGTAACTCACACTTTGGTAAGGCGTCGCCATCTACAAAAACGGGAGGGCTCGAAGAGCCCGAGCCCTGTTTTTGTAGACGCAACAAATGTCACCAACCGCGCGGGAGAATCCAGCAAGACAATCACACACGATTAGTGACAATCCGATTTTACCAGAAGGAGAATCCAGCAAATGAACAAAAAGGACGATGTATTTCGCAATGGCGAGAACGGCGCGCAGCGCCAAACCACTCGCTATGATGTGCTCGATGCACAGAGGGACGGTAAATTCCCCGTCCGAGACGGCGAGACCGGACACCCCATCGGCTCAGACGGCAAGACTGATTGGGCACGCGTGATCCGGGAGGCGAACGAAGAACAATGACCAATACGACAAGTAGAGTACTAGCGGCCATCACGGATTATTGGCGGGAGAACGCCATCCCGCCAACCATCCGCAACATACAAGCAGCAACAGGCTTACGCTCTACATCAGCAGTTCGTCACTGCTACCTGAAACTCGAAAAATACGGGGCAATCAAAAGAATAAAGAGCAAGCCTGTACCAATCTCAATCTATCTACTCATAAGGAGAAACCAGCAATGACAAACCAAACAGTGTCGCATGGCGCCATTGGCGCAACAAGTGACAGCGGCATAGGCCGATTCTTCGCCGGAGCAGGCAAAGTAATAATCGCCTTGACCGTGCTCGCCTTTCTCGGATTACACACGCTCAACTTTTTTGCGTGGACCTTCCCCGACGAGCAAGCCATCTACCGCCCTCTTGGATTCGGATTGACAGGCGGAGCCTTCATCGCCTACATCCTGATCTTCAAGTTTCTGGCAAAGACAGACCTGCAAAAGTTCGTATCCATGTCCATGATCCTGATTTGCGGGATCGGCGAACTGGCAGCCGCAGGCTTCGGGATGCAAGTCGAAGCCTATACAAACGTAGGGATAGCCTTCACGAAGGAGGAAATCGACATCATGATTTGGGCGATCCGCATCCTAGGCGGAGTCCATGCAGTAGCACTTGTGCTCGACTTCATCGGGGATGACATCGGCGCAGCATGGAGAAAAACGCCCATCGACAACACCGTATTCGACCGCAGAGTCGAGAGCCGAACCTATCCCGCACAAGTTCCCCAGGTCGTCCCCTCCCCCAACGTTCAGCCGCAGGACTACACCGGAATCGCCAAGGAACTTTATCACCCAAAAACGCAATTCATCGAAGAACAGAAGGAGGCGGGCACACAGCCCAACCCTTTTCAACCAGAGTAACCGAATTGACTCAAAGCCTATGGATGCAGACCATCACCAGCAGGGACGGGAGCAAACGCCGAGCCTTTTGCCTGTCCTGCTTGAAGGAAGGCAAGGACTGGATCGGCGGAGATCTGTGCAGCCACATGCTGGCAGAACAGGAGCCGGTAGCGCCACCGTCGAAACTCGAGAAGCCTGAAAAATATAATCCAAAGAAGCCTGTCCGAATGCGCTACGAGAAAAAGCAATGACAGATGAAGTCCGTCCGCCTGCGTGTCCAATTTGCCACGCTGATTTGAATGTATATGAGTTTCTCAAATTAGCGGCATCAGTGTTTACAGCGATGGGCGTCCGTGAAAAATGCCCACGCTGTAAGACTGTTTTTTATCTGGAAAGCGAAGAAGCGGTACACACAATAGAAGTCATCGATAACTTTACGGGAAAAAGACGCCCCCTTGTTGAGAAAACTTGTAGATGTGGTTGTGGATGGAAATTCAAAACACGCTTCGAGAATAAGAAATATTTCAACAACCGCCACAGGCAGCACGCCTATGACGCAAAAAAAATTCTTACGGCACGTGCCATAAGAAAGTAAGGAGAAACCAGCAAATGAACAACACGCCAACGATCAAGACCTGCATCTGCCTCCAATACATCGGAGACAACGGCCCCTGCCCCGAGCATGGCGATCCGCCCAAGGGGTACGTTCCACCAAGGATGAGATCAAATGAGCCAAAACCAGAACCACTACTCCAAAAAGCCAAGCGCCTGCTGGAATTCCGGCGCCGAACATCACGAGCACCACGGCTGGACGATGATCTCATTACACAGACCAGACTCCGCAGGTTGATGAAAGTCATCCGGCCTAGCCGGTTCGCTAGATGGTTTCGCAAACTGACCGGAAAGTAAAACGCTCCCGCGCGGTCGAAGCCGCTCGGGAGCACCATGAGCATAGGAGAGTATACCATGAGCCGCAAGATCATAGTCACAGGAAAAGAAGTATGGGAAGGGCGCGCCAGCAACTACGCGCGCTACTACCAAATGTTGCAGACAGGCCAGGCACAGGGCGAACACTTCAGACGCCTCGTGCTCGAAGCACTCCAACCCCTTCCAAAGCCACACATAAACCTGTTTGGGGCATTGGAAGCCTCCCTATACCCAGGCCATGACAATTACACGTTCTGGACAGCCTTTCAAAACCTGCAAATGGCAAGGTTTGATTGCAAGGAATTTGACGGTTCAGAACTGCTAATTAGATGGTTTTGGTCAGAGCAGGCATGGTCTGAATATGTGACCGAGTTCAACGCATTACCCGAACCAGTACCGGCCTACCACTACACAGAAAAGAACGGCTACCCCGAACTGGAACCCTATTGTTACCCTGTGTACAACTCCCGGACAACCCCGGTACAACTTCTTTCGCATAAGTAAAAGTTGTACCCAAAAAGGCAAAGTTGTACACAGTTTTGAGAGTTGTACCACGAAAGGGCGAGTTGTGGCAAAAGTTGTACACAGGCCGAGTGGTACAACTTTACTCTACCAAATCTTCACAATTACTCTACAAAGAAAAGTTGTCCCGTTGTACACACCCGCTACTACTACTACTGATAACTATATAAACGTATTCAAAAAGAGAGACTCAAATGATAGAAGGCAAACCAACCATGAAAGCCGCGATCCTCATCCTAATCCTAATCCTTGCGTCCCTTGCCTGCATGACAAGCACCATTCCGGCACCCACCGCCACAAAGAGCGCGCCGGCAACACCGACTCAAACAGCGATACCGGATCCAAAAGCCGAACCCGCAGCCGGCGCAGTCTTTGACATCCCCACTCCCGACCCCCTATGCGCGACCGTCACCGCCATCCAATCCCTACACTTACGGGACCAGCCAAACGAGCAAGCGCGCATACTGGCATACCTTCACAATGGGAAGCAGGTCAGAGTTATTGCCTACGGCCCTTGGTGGAAAATATCCACCGCCAAAGGCACCGGCTACGCCAATGCGAAATACTTACGGCTTACGGAGTGCATGGAATGATAAAACCGCCGATTCATCCCGCAACCCCGCGCCGGCTCAAGACCGAATTCAGACGGGCACGCTGGAATTTCCAAACACTGGCAAAGACAATCGGCGTCAACGTGTACTACGTACACCGGCTCATTCGCTACGGCGAACAGCCGACAAATCCAAACATCCGCAGGATGCTTTACTTGCCAAAGCACCAGCGATCGAACACAGACAAAAAAAGCGAGCCACTACCGCCACACATCAAATGGTGGAGATACACACTGGACAAACAGGCCAGGAACACCATCGTAGAAAGGTTATATCATCATGCACAACATATCGACACTCAATGAACGCATCCTTGCCATCACAGGCCACACCACTGACATCAACGAAGCACTCGACGAATTCGAGAACGTGAAGGAAGCCGTAGGCGAACTGTTCGATGCTAATCAAGCATTGGCAATCCTGAATCGCCGCCTGAAGCTCACACTCGATTACGCCAACCAAACCATTGCCATCATCGAAAGAGATGCGGCAATGTTCATCACGCCAAAAGGCCGGCAGTGGATCGAGAAGTACAGAGATCAATACGGTAAGTTGTCAAACACCGTTGCTCAGTCAAAAGAACTAACACAAAAGGAGAAACCAGCACGGCTGATAGCCGATAGCTGAAAGCTGAAAGCACCATAAGGAGATAAGACCATGTTAGCCCAACTGATTAAGCAAATGATTGACGATACACGCCAGGGCAAACCAGCCAGGCGTAGACTCAAGAACGGCCTGCATATGACCGTCACTACGCACAAACGCGAGCGCGCAACCGCATATGCGCTAATCATTTCGCGCAACAAGGTTTATCCATCAGAGCAGGAATGGAAAACCGTGCTCAAACATTGGCCGTACAAAATAGAGCAAGTAGAACCGAGTAAAATCGTGGACAACGACCGGCGCATGGCGTTGAAAGCTGAAATACCCGCGCCGGCAATTCAAGAGCAGATGTGGCGCTAAGCGCCATAACGCTTTAGGCGCTCGTTTTAGGAGCTCATTTTAGGAGCACGATCATGACAGTCACCGAACTCGAACCCACCGATCAACCCATCACTGATAAGACACGCGCAATCCTGCAATCCATCGACAGCAAACTAGCACAATTGCAGGACGTGAGCGAAACCGTCAGAGAAATCAAAGAACAATTAAACACAGGCAACACGTGGCGGACTGCCATCATTCGCGCGCTGAATCAATTCCTGTCTCACGTTGATCCTAATTGGAAAAAGAACCACCAATGAAATTCACCACTCGCCAACAATCAGATGTGCGGCGCTTGTCTTATGAGAAAACAATCTCGCGAAATTCCTAGTTTCCATGTCCAGTGTCCGTTTACCAAGTGTGTCTATAATGGCTTGGTTCACGACAGCGGGTGCGATAATCCCCGCATCAATCGCGGCAATAGCGATGCTCGTTGCCACAACATGAACCGCGCGCAAATCATCTCGCACCTAACACGGCGTGCACCCGACTTGGGGCAGGCTACGGCCTTGCGCAAAATGGACGATGGCAGCATGGGTGATTTTGATTGGAGCAATGACACCCAAGAACCGCCCCGCAGCTAAAACCAGCCGTTCTGTGATACACTAGCAAACAATCCAAGCCGCTTCCGCGCCATTGGCCCGGAAGCGGACAAGGCGACTGCCTTCACAACCAGCCGCGTCAGAAATGACGCGGCTTTTTTATTTACCTGCCAAAGGCAGGTTTACACAAACATGGAACAATTATTCAAAATCGTTTCGATCATCGACCTCATGAGGGACAACTACAACCATCATGCTTCACGCGTGGCAGAGTACACCGTCAAACTGGCCGAAGCAATGGGCATACCGGACATAGAACTCATCGAAGCCGGAGCACATTTACACGACATAGGAAAATTACTCGTATCCAGAGATATATTGAATCTGGAACGCAAACTAAAACCGGATGAACGGGAAAAAGTAGAGCAGCATTCACGCCTGGGTTGGGCAATCATGTCACAGGCGGACTACGATCCAATCATCACAAATATGGCACTAAGCCATCACGAGAAATGGGACGGCTCAGGATACCCGGACAAACTCTCAGGCCAGCAAATACCCCTGCCTGTCAGAATGCTCTCCGTGTGCGACGTGTACGACGCACTGACCAATCAACGACCCTATCGGAACCGCTACACCTACAACTTCGCAAAATCATACATCCAGGGACTAAAGGGCATAGATTTTGACCCGGAAGTCGTGGATGTGTTTTTCGACAAGGTAATACCCACAGAAGAAACAGGGAAGGTGGACGGATGACATCCCTAGAATTTTGGAGCGGCGTGATTGCCGTCCTTGCAGTGCAGCTTGCGAATATGTACATGAGCTACCAGGCACGCAAAGCCGGCGCGCCACTCAGCAACGCCCAGGCACAGGAAGCAATCTCCGAAGCATGGGAAAGAGTAGGACAGGAATACGCCAGGCTGATAGAGAATTACAAGGCACAGGAAGATGAATTGACCGCATTACGTCCATTGACATTGAGAATAGCAATGCAAGAGCAGTCCATCAACCAGGCCGCAGAAGATAAAGCAGACTGGAAACGCTACGCAGAAAAGCTGTCAAACCAGTTGGAAGAACACAACATCATCCCAATTGCATTCCGCAGATTACCAAGTGACGGAGACACGATGGACAAGATCAAGGCGATTACGAGAGCGAAGAAGTGACGTGCCAAAGAAGAAACCAACAAACGGAAGAAAACACGGCGGACAGCCAGGAAATAAGAACGCACTCAAACATGGCTTCTATGCACGCCAATTCACAGCGGACGAGAGCAAGCGACTCGAAGAACAAGACCGCTTCACGATTGAAAGCGAACTTGACCTTATCCGTATATGCATGGATAGACTTACAAAGCAATTATCTTTCGATGAAATCACTCACAGCGACGACAAAGGCAATTACACCCGCGACAACCATTATTTACAGCAATTGAACACACTATCGCTTATGACCCAATCCTTATCCACCATGATACGAACGCACTACCTCACGCGCGGCAAAGGCGGAACGCTCGAACAGGGCATCATGGAAGCATTGGAAGAACTCAGGCTTGAATTAGGATTATAAAACAGACAGGAGACGGACGACAGACGACCGGTCTTCGGTCTTCAGTCTTCGGTCAAAAAAATGAGCACCATCAAACAGACCATCAAGCACATCGCAAAGAACTTCGCTTCGTTCACCGAACGCGGCGGAGGTATCACCATGCGTAAGTACCAGCTTGAACCGGCCAAAGCGATCATTGATTCAGTGATCAAAAAAAAGGGACTCACGTTCGTCGTCATCATGTCACGCCAGGCAGGCAAGGACGAACTTGTCGGAAACCTGCTGGCATTCCTATGCAATCTATTCGCACACCGCGACGTGGGGATCGTCGTCGCCAACCCAACCTACAAACCGCAGACGATCAATGCAATCATGCGCTTCGAGAAACGGCTCTCGACAAACCTGATTACAAAAATGTTCTGGTCGAAACGCTCCGACTTCATGCGAATGATCGGGAATGCAGTCGTCAGTTTCCTGTCAGGTGACGGAAGCGCCAACGTGGTAGGAGCAACAGCCTCACTCGCGCTCATCATCAACGAAGCCCAGGACATAGAGCCGAGCGTATATGATAAAAAATTCGCTCCCATGGTTGCATCCACAAACGCAACCCGTCTCATTACCGGCACAACATGGACAAGCAAGACTCTATTAGCAAGAGAGATGCGAGCCGCGCACGAACTCGAAAAGCAGGACGGGATAAAAAGAGTCTTTATCTACAATGCCGACCAGGTCCGCAAGATCGTGCCCGCATACGGAACATTCATCGACAACGAAATCAAGAAACTAGGCCGGCAGCACCCGCTCGTAAAAACGCAATACTTCTGTGAGGAGATCGACGAACTAACTGGTATGTTCAACGCCGCACGCCGGGCACTGATGATCGGAGACTGGCCCGTCCTCAGTCCTCCGTCTCCCGTCCTTGGTCACATCTACGCGCTCACCATCGACGTTGGCGGACAGGATGAAGCACTCCTGAATCTCGACGGCATGGGGAATCCGGGCCGGGACTACACAACACTCAACATCGTGGACGTAGACCTTTCCACGCTCGAAGATTTGCAAGCGCCAACATACCGCGTAATACAGCGGTTTTCATGGCAGGGAGAAAGTCACGTTTCTATTTTCGGCAAAATCAAAGCAATCGCCGAAACATGGAACGCGCAGTACATCGTCATAGACTCAACCGGAGTAGGGGAGGGGTTATGGTCGATGACAGCCAAACGATTCCCGACAAAAACCATCCCCGTCAAATTCTCACAGCAAACCAAAAGCGAGATCGGATACGCATTCATCGGCATGATCGAAACCGGCCGGTTTAGAGATTGCGCGCCGAGCGAATTAGTCGCCGAGCAATACGCCAACTGCGAAAGCGAAATCCTGATCGGGCCAGCCAAGACCATGCGCTGGGGAGTCAAGGACGGAACGCGCAACAGCAGCGGTCAACTCATCCACGATGACCATATCACAGCCGACGCCATGACCGCCGAACTGGATCGCCTAACATGGTTCGTGCCGTCAGAAACCACGATCATAGAGCCGGAGCAGGACGTATTAGAGGAGATGAGTAATGCCTATTAGACGGAAGACAGAAGACAGGAGACCAATCGTCAGTCATCGGTCTTCGGTCACTAAGAAACAACTCGAAACGCAAGTATCAATACTCAACGACGCGCTCGAAGCATCGCTCGCGCTCAGCCCCGAAAGAGATTCAAACTTCTTCACAGGCGGCATGAGCGGATTGTACGAAGGCCGCAGCACGTGGGATCGCAAGAAGATTTTCGGCGAAAGTCTCAGAGCATGGCGCGTAAACCCCATCGCGCGCAGGATCGTCCGGCTCATGACATCCTTCGTGATCGGCAAAGGCATTACCATCACAAGCCCACACGAAGGCACAAACAAATTCATTCAGGAATGGATGAAAGCCAACAAACTCAAACGGAACTTGAAACGCTGGAAAGACGAAGATACCAGAACGGGCAATCTATTCCCGCTTTTCAATATTGACCAAACCGGCATGTCCATCATCCGCATGGTTCCAGCCGAACAGATCGAAGAAATCGAGACCAAAGAGAACGACATCGAGCAGGAGACCAAATACACAAGAGACGCCGTAGGAGAGGAAGCATGGGAAGCCTACGAACCAGGACAAGACCAGCCATTATTTATGCTTCACTTCGCCAGCAATCAACCGGTAGGTTCACCGTGGGGCGAAGCGGATCTATCACCGCTTCTCGTATGGATAGGACGCTTCTCATCGTGGCTCGAAGATCGAGTCAGACTCAATAGATTCCGGACAGCCTTTATGTACGTGGTACGCGGACAATACTCAAGCGAAGCCGAACGAGCCACACGAGAAAAGACACTCAAAGCCAATCCGCCGCAATCCGGCAGCCTGCTTGTACTCAACTCCAACAACGGCGAAGAATGGGGCATCCTGTCCGCACAATTGGACGCGTTCGATGCTTCAATGGACGGCACGGCCATCAAAAAGATGGTTGCAAGCGGCATCGGATTCCCCATGCACTGGCTGGCAGAGCCGGAAGGCTCGACACGCACAACCGCCGAAGCAGCCGGAACTCCCACATTCCGAACACTCGAAGAAACACAGGACGACTTCTTCGAGATGATCATCGACATGGCACACGTCGCGCTCGAAGTCAGATCCAAAATCGACAAAAACGTCGATGCTAACGCAGAGATCAAAGTCACCGGTCCCGATATCACAGAGCGGGACAATGCCACGCTCGCGCTGGCATTAGGCAGAGCCTATCCACAACTTGCCGACCTGTTCGACAGGGAAGGGATCGACGAAGCCGAATTCCTACGGCTCATCTACAAGATGTTCGCCGAAGTGTGGGAAGGCGAGAAGCCACCGAAGATCAAACGAAAGCCACTCACAGCACCAGGCGCAGGCGCAGCAGCCGCGCCAAATCCAGGCGCAGACGAGACCGATCCAAAGGACGAGGAAGAATCGAATTCCGCATGGGTTGATAACTTACAAAAGTTCCTAACCACTAATACAAGCGCGCCCATCGTGAACATCACGAACCAAATGCCGGAGCAAAAAGAGCCACAAGTCATCGTGACCAATCAAGTACAGACTCCGAGCGTCACGATTGAAAACAAAATACCGGAGCAAACCGCGCCGGTTGTAAATGTCACAAACCAGGTCGACACGCCAGTAGTAAATATCGAGAACCAAATCCCCGAACAGAAAGTTCCGATAGTTCACGTGCTCAACCAGGTAGAGACACCAGTGATCAACATCGAGAACCAGGTCGAAACGCCAGCCGTCAATATCGAGAACAGAGCAATGCCAAACATTGAGACCGAACCGGCACTACCCAAACGGAAGCGCAAAAAATGACACTTCCAGAGAGACAAGTTGTATCCGTCCGAAATCCCAATGACGGCGAGCCGCTTGATGTAGCAATGGCCAACGCGGCCACAGAGAGCAATCAGAAGGAAATCATCAAACAGTTACGCGCGATGAACAGCCTCATACCTGATAGCTACGATCAAATCCTATTCGGTTACACGATTGACGCAGACAATCGCGACGACATGACGACAATCACATTCCGTTCAGACGGAAAGACCATAGCTGTAATCGAAATGACATACCAGGAACACAGACTCACAAGTGTATTTCGACAGACTCAATAACCATTCAGACAATGAAAGTAATCTTCAATCCCCTTGCTGTTGAATTTCAACTCGCACCAGACCAGGCGAGCGAAATTCACATTGCCGATCCACGCAAACTCTACCAATCCAAAACCGTGGAAGGCGCATTACAGGAATTGGGATGGAGAGTTGCCTTGCGCCTTACAGACGCGCCACACGACGGAAACACATACGGGCGCAAGAACGGAGCATGGACAACTATCACAGCCGGAGGCGGCACATGGGGAAGCATCACAGGGACGCTCTCCGACCAGACGGATTTACAGGACGAACTCAATGCAAAAGAGCCAACGATTACCATTCTGGCATCTACACGCGGCGGGACTGGTGTCAACAATGCCGGGACACTGACCAACGCCTCCAACACCACCATCACAGGCGGGGGAACTGTTGCGCTCGGCGGCTTCACGCTGACTGTCCCGGCCACAGGCACGGCGGCATTGTTGGCGACGGCGAATGTGTTTACCGCATTACAAACGGTGACGTTCAGCGGCATAACAGAGCAAACCGTCGTACCGGCGTTGGACTTGGTAAACACTACCCCGGCAATTAATGGATGGATGTATGGGCAGCAATATTCGGGGGCATTGCACTGGAGGGGACAGGTTTGGAATGGCAGCGCCAGCCAGGATATAAGTTTTCGAGCGCAAGTTGTCCCGTTAGGTGGGGCAACGCCATACGGCACTTGGAGGCTGACTGCCTCAACGGGTGGCGGGGCGTATTCGTCCCCATCGATCATGTCTATCACTTCCCTTCTTGGCGGTGGAGTTGGCATTTTACGAGACGACCCAAATCCGGGCGAAGCAAAACTTTGGGTAGGTGGAAATATTAGGGCACAACCCAATTCAAATGTTGACATATATTTTGACATTGCCAGAGCCGCAAATTCAAACCTGGCGGCGTTTCGGATTACTCCAACAGGAACATTCACCTCCACCAATCAGCAGTGGTGGGTAGGTTTGAACGCCAATCAAAGTTATTTGATGTTCGCGCCGTACTATACCAACCCGCTTACCCCGACCGTGGTATATCTGGTAACGGGGGAAATGGGGGTGGGTCTTACGGCTCCGCTGGCGCAGTTGCACGTGGTGGACACCACCACCACCACCAACGCGGTGTTGGAAGTCCAGCGGATTGAAGCAAGAGTTTCCACGGCGTCCACAGGCGGGGCGGCTGGTTTTGGGGTAGGGCAAGGATTTTTTGCGGAGACTGCTACGGACGCGACATATCAACAGCAAGGACTGATCTCTACATCATGGATTGATGCGACAAATGCAAGTCGCAAAGCAAAAATATCCTTGTCCGCATACGACACGGCGGTACGGTTGGGATTTGAGATAGAAGCAAGCGGCTCGGAATCAAAGATAGGTTTTCATGGTGTAGCCCCCATTGTGCGGGCGGTGCTTGCAACAGGAGCAGGCGCAACAGTGGATAATGTGATAACCGCTTTACAAAATTTAGGACTTGTAAAGCAGGCATAGGAGAGATCATGGCAGTTACGACTACAACCACAGCAGGAATTACGTCAATCATATTCACCTACAGGGCCGCGACCGCACAATTCACCAAGATCGCAGACCAAGCCGCCCGATACCTGTACAGCATTGAATATACCCGAAAACCTGATGCGCCCTATGACCAGCTTACCAATGCTCAAAAGTTGGACATATTGGATAGATACGTTTTTCGAGTTTTGATGAATGCGCGTTACGCACAGGACGCCATAGATGGCGAGAAGGCGAAACAGGCAATCGTGGATGCGGCGCAATTGGAACCGCCGTTGACATGAACTTCGCTCGCGGCTGCCTCTACGGTATCTTGTTTTCAATCCCGCTCTGGATAATCATCGGGATAATTGTATGGCTTATGAAAGGATAACGATGAAAGGTAAAACAGTATCAGCCCCACAAGTGCATAGTGCGGCACAAAACGCTATAAAGATCATCCAAGCCGAGAAAGAGACCAGAGCCAAGCGCGCGATGGACAGGATCAACAACATCCTGAATGAGGAACATTGCACGATGCAAGTCGCAATCATCCTCCGGCCAGGCCAATACCCGCAGGGCAATATCGAGATCGTCGCACTAGACGAGCAATCACCAAACGGACAAAGCTAATGCCATCCCCAGGCCCACGCAGACTCACGCCGCTTTCAGGCATCGGCATCCGCTATATCACCATCGGCGGACGCAGAATCGGAAGCGCACCGCGCCCACCGGCGAAAGGCCGCCCGTCCATCCAATGGGCTTCCTGTGTATTCAAACAACCAAAGCCGGAAGAACCCGAGCCGCCAAAGATGGTGAAGTATACAGGCCCCCTTTCTGGTGGATTCACAATACTCGTACCTGAATTTGTAGCATTCAGCGATCCGTGCGCATAAAGGAGAATGACCAATGACTGACTTCACAATCCAACTCAAAGCAACACCAACCGATGACGGTTTCGACATTATAGCCATCTCAGAAGGCGAAGCCAAAGGCCACAATATCACGTTCAGCCGTGATGTACTTATGGCCGCCATGTCTCTATATGACGGCATTCCTGTATTCGTGGATCATGCAGACTTGTTCGAAGCGCCGAGCGTCCGAAATCTCGCAGGCACATTGCACATGCCCACGTGGAACGAGATGGAAAGCGGAATACAACTAAAGCTCAAACCATCAGGGCCAGCCAGTGACGTGCTCCTGTCTCTACGCGATGCAGCCAGAAAAGAGCCAGCCATCATGAAAGCCGTTGGCTTTTCATCCGTGGTCAATGTGCAGCTCAACAAAGACCGAGCAGTAACGAAGATCGTCCGCGTCCGAAGTACGGACGTGGTTATTGATCCCGCGCGTGGTGGGAGATTCCTATCCGCGTTAGTTCAAGGACAAAAGGAGAACATCATGTCCGAAGAAACAACCCAAGAGGCGGCGTTGTCCGAGAGCCAACGCGCCGACGAACCCAGGCTTCAGCAGATCGAAGCCAACCGCCAGGCAGCCGCGCAACTGCTTGGAGAGACCGAACGAATGAACGCACTCGAAGCCCAACTCGCCGAGAGTAACGCCGTTCTCGTTGCGCAATGCGAACACCTGCTATCCAGCGGACTCGCATCATCCAAACTACCGGAGATCGTGCAGAAGCGGATCCGCAAGGGATTCGAAGGACGCGCATTCAAGGCACCCGAGCTATCAGAAGCCGTCTCGGACGCGCGCACAGAGCTTGCCGCGCTCTCGAACGGGAACAACATCCAGGGACCAGGCCGCAGCGTCTACGGCATAGTAGACAGCCGCGATCAATTCCGGCTGGCCGTCGAAGACTTGTTCGGCATGGAACGCACACCGGCAGAAGCGAACATAAAGGTTCGCAGGCTAAACGGCATTCAGGAAGCCTATCTCATGGCAACCGGCGATGTATCCTTCATGGGCGGTTTCTACCCTGAATTCTCGCTCGTGACCGCAAACTTCCCATCCATCGTAGCCAACGTCATGAACAAGATGCTGATCAACGCCTGGAAGGACTTCGAAGATGTGTACGGCTGGTGGAAGAAGATCGTCACCGTGGAACACTTCACCAACCTAAACCAGGTGACATGGGTCCGCACCGGCACGATCGCAAGCCTGCCCACCGTCGCAGAACGTGGAGAGTACACCGAACTCCCGATTGGTGACAACAAGGAAACATCCGATTGGGCAAAGTATGGCGGATACGTCCCATTGACCATCGAAGCAGTCCTTCGCGATGACTTGCGAGCCTTTACCCGCATGCCGCGCGAAGCCGCACTCGCAGGCATCCGCAATGTCTCGGAGCAGGTCGCAGCCATCTTCACGACCAACAGCGCAGCCGGTCCCGTCATGAACGACACCGGAGCCTTATTCAATTCCACGGCCCAGACCACAGCCGGCGGGCACATCAATCTCTTGACGACCGCCCTCGGCACAGACTACACCGCATGGAACGCGGTTGCAACGGCCATGTACAAGAAAAAGCTCATGGTCAAAAACAGCGCCGGATACTACGGCACCGGCAAGCCACAAGGTCTCAAGCCCTCCATCTGCCTTGTACCTGCTGATTTGATAGCGGCAGCCGAAGCCCTGTTCATCCCGCGTTGGGATGCACCCGCGCAGAACGTGCCAGCCACCGCAAGCGTCACGTGGGGCGGACACGTTGACCCGGTTGCGGTCCCTGAATGGACAGACGCAACCGATTGGGCGGCAGTCATCAATCCCAAACTGCGCCCAGGCGTAATGATCGGAGAAATCTTCGGCGTAATGCCGCAGATATTCAGCGCATCGAGCGAGATCGACCCCGCCATGTTTGCCAATGACGAGAGCCGGATCAAGGTCAGGCAATTCCTGACCGTTGGCGTAGCCGACGACCTGCCCTTGCACAAGAACAACGTCGCAGGATAAGAGTAGTACATCGAACCTGTCTGCGCCTGCCTGAGCGAGTACGCTCGCAGTCAGGCAACGCACAGGCAGATCAACCCACCATTGGACACCTGCTTTCACTGTCCAATGGTGGGACCTGCCTACCGCAGGCAGGATTAGACCAACCCGCGGAATGTTCAAACCGCAGGAATATAGGAGAAACCATGAACACAATTTTGCAAACCGTCATCGCAAGCCTGCTACTTGCACTCGCAGGCGGATTAGTGTTCTACAACCTAATCCCGCTCGCCTTCACAGATCGAAGCCTTCGCAATGACATCGACAAACTCAAAGCCTATGTCGCGCGCAAGTTCAAGATCATGCTCCGCTACGGCTCAGAATTAGGCGGATATGTCCACGACACAACCATTTCACAGTGGATTAGCCCTGCCATGTGCAGTTATGTTACCGGCACGTGGACAGACGCAGTAGGCGCAGTTACCGGCACGGTCGTAAAAGAGAAAGCCGCCGCCGATAATACCGGAGTCATCTACATCCCCGTATCGGCCGCAGCCATAGCCAGTTCAAGCGGATTGAAAGGAAGCTATCTCAAATCCATTGACATCTGGTGGGCCACGACCACAGCCGCACTAGATGCAGCCGGCGTAACCGCGCTCATCGACCAATTTGTACTCCCCGCCAATGGCGCAGCCTTCCCCACACTCGTAGCCATCGCATTCAGCTACGACACAGGCAACGACACCGCAGCCGAGACCGACGACCTCGACGAGCACAAGATGACGCTCACGCTCACAACCCCATTCTGGATGGATAACGACGACTTGATCCAGGTCCGCTTGACCATGGACGCAGCCGCAACAAGCGTTATCCGTTTCCACGGCGCACGCGTCAACACCACGATCAGATTGTAGATTGACATGGACCCTGTTACCAAAGAGATAGCCGCGCGTTATCTAAAACAGATCGAGCAGCTAGGCCCCGAAAAGCCAGAACTTCTGGACGCGGCGCTTCACGGCACAGAGATCATCATCATTCTGTGTGATGGTCGGAAGTTACGATTCGACACGACCAGCCCGGACGCGCCGCGCCCAACAAGAAACCTGCCTAAGCCGCAGGCAGGAGTATCAGAACCCTTCGACTACATCGAAGAAGAAGTCGAAAAAGTGAAGACTGAAATGAAACCCAGGAAAGGAAAAACCAAATCATGATCCCTCCATTCGTTTACTCACTCGCATTCTGGCAGGCATTCACATACGTCGCAGCCGCGCTCGTCGCCTACTTCACGGACTATAAACTCGAAGCAGGCGTCCTGCTCGTGCTCGTGCTCGCATTCCTGAAACTGTTCGACATTGTGCCCGAACTCAGAGCCAAAGGCCGAATAAGGTAAAAAATCGCGCCAAAAAGATAAAGGGGCTTGTTATCTTCAAAGTTATCGCAAATAACAAGCCCCTAAGCGACTTTCAGCCAATTTACAACCCATACTATGCCCGCGCGACAAAATCGCTCAGGGAGCTTCTCCGTGGCACTACGTGCCAGGACAATTGTGGAAGGCAAATAAACCATGTCCGACTCACTAACCACCCTCATTACAAAAGTCCAGAACATTCTCGGAGACGCCAGCGGGATCTACTTCACGACCGCCATCGTGACAGCCGGCGTTCGCCAGGCGCTCGACGAATTCAATCTCGCCGTGCCAGTCTACGCGGCAATAACCATCACCGGAGTGAACGATCAATACGAGTATGAACTATCAGACGAAGATAGTTTAGCCACCGATATTCTTGACGTGCTCGAGCAGGGAGACAACCAAAACGAACTGGACATCTCACTCGACTATGACAAGTATTGGGAAGATGAACGTTTATTCTTTCGACTGCGCCAACCCGAGACCACAAGCAATACCATCATCGTGCGCTACACCAAAGACCACACAATCAACGGACTGGACTCTGCAACCGAAAGCACCATCCAGGCACAACACGATCAAGTTATCGTAGACGGAGCCGCATTCTATGCAATCACGATCCGAGCCACAGCGCGAGTCGAGACGATCAATCTATCACAGGATCAATCAGACAATTACCGGGAAATAGCCGAACAATACAAAACAGCATTCAAAGCAGGGATTACTCAGGCGCAACGCAGACAAGCGCCCGTCTCCGAACCCGACACGCGCGCATGGAATGACCAGTACCATTCATGGGGGCAATAACAAGTGCCACGCACTCTAAACGCCACACTCGAAGCCGCACTCGATAGCGGAAGTTTTCAGCCTTACTTTCTACTGACCGTTCGCGAAGTGGGATTCAGCATACTGGAAACAGCACAGCCATTTCAATTCAAACTATCGGGAATCAATCTTGAAGCCAAATGGGTCCGACAACAAGGCTCGGTCTACGAAGGCTTCAACTATCCACACGAATTAGAATTCATGGTCACGCGCGGCGTGACAGTTGCAGGCGTAAACTACACCATAGACTCCTCCTACTATTACGGATTGACTCAAGTATGGGACGGGACATTCCAGACCGTCACCGCCTGCATGTTCAAGGCACAGAAATACACAGCCGCAGCAGACGTAACCTATAAGACGCTCATAGACGCACTATGCACAGCCCAGGGCAAGACGGCAGTGTATTACACAGTCGGAGCGGCATGGCAATCCTACAAGTTTTTGGGATCAGGGAAGGTACTCAATCTCAACCGAGCCTACGATGTGCTAAACATGCTAAAGCAAAAGTACCTTATCCACGCTTGTGACAACGGCAGTGATCAAATCCTATTCAAAGCCGTAGGCACAGACGCAGACGGAAGCGCAGACCACACACTTGCAATAGGATTGTTCAAAGAACTCGGCTACGATACAGCCGCGTATAGACGCTTCCTGTACCGGGACGAAGCCGCAACCATTCACTACGACGGAAACGCCAATGATCCATTATGGAATTTGGGCTACCTG